TATTTCATGTAGATGTAGAAAAGGGTAATGTTGCTAACTTTTTATTTTTTGTAAAAGGAGAACCTTTACTTAACAATGGCACTGGTTTTATGACAGGTAGTTCACTATCATCACACATAGGTTTCATAGAGAATAGAGCACTATTTTTTAATGGTAGTAAAATACCACACTCAGATTTACAATCTTTTGGAGATAGTTCTAAAAGATATACATTAAATATTTTTTATAATGAATACTAATTTACCAGACATACATATTTTAGAAGGTGGAGTTGGCAAACATTTACAATTTACTGCGCTACTAGACGATCTTACTGTTTCAAAAAAAATTTGTATCATGTCAGCTTGGCCAGAACTTTTTAAACATGACAAACGAGTTGCTCTCTCTACACCTCTACACATACTACCTTTGCATGACCATACACATACTTTGTTCAATAATTATTGGAATGTTTTTTACAATGAACCATACAGATCTAATTTTTTGAAAGGCGATTGTCACATCATTGATTTTTGGCGACAAATGTATGACTTGCCAGACAATGATGACAGAAGACCTAATTTTTCTATTAATGAAAGAAGAGAAAAAGAACTAGAAAAAGACATAATGAAGTTAGGTAAATTTATTTTAGTGCAGTTTACAGGTGGTCAAGGTACAAAGATAGAAAACTATGACTTAGAAAATGCAGGGAGAAATTATAATCAAGGACAAGAAGTTGTAAATTTATTAAGAGAGGCATTACCAGGTGTAAACATAATTGTTTTCGGTCATGACAATGAGCAGGAGCCTTTACTCAACACTATGGCTTTTAATAACTTTGGTGGCAATCCAAAGTTTGTAGACAAAATTGATTTTATGATATTGGCTAAATATTGTATATCATTTATATCGATTGATAGTTCACTACAACACATGTGTTCAAATAAAATATTTAACAAAAAAGGTGTTGTTCTTTGGGGCACTTCAAAACCAAAGATGTTTGGTTATACTCAAAATAAAAATTTAATCTCTGATTATCCATATTGTGTAGAAATAGATCCAAAAAAAATAGTGGATGAATTTTTAAACCAGGAGATGTCATGAAAAAAATTTTTATAGGAACTCCTTGTTATGGTGGCATGATTACTGCTGATTATTTTAAAAGCTGTATGCAACTTGTAGCTTTAGCATCTAGTAAAAAAATAGAGCTACAATTTGGGACTATCGGAAATGAGTCATTAATTACAAGGGCTCGTAATACCTTAGTGCAATTGTTTATGGACGGTGATTATACGCATTTGCTTTTTATTGACTCTGACTTAGCTTTTAATCCTGAAGCTGTGATAAGAATGCTCGATTATGATAAAGACGTCATCACTGGTATATATCCAAGAAAAACAATAGATTGGATAAAGGTGAAGAAAAGACTAAAAGAGGACCCTAATATGTCAGAAGATGAGTTGTTAGCTGCCTCTCTACAATACAACCTTAATGTTAAAAACCCTGATAAAATATTGTTAGAAAAAGGATTTATAGAGGTCATGGATGGCCCGACTGGTTTTATGTTAATTAAAAGAAATGTTTTTGAAAGGATGGCGGAGGTTTACCCGGAATTAAAATTTGTGCCAGATCAACATATTAATCAATCTCATGACACAGAATTTAATTACCATGAAACATCTGATTGGAATTATACTTTTTTTGATACTATGATAGAGCCACAAACAAAAAGGTATTTATCAGAGGATTACGCTTTTTGTCGATTATGGCAAAACATGGGTGGTAAAATATATGCTGATATTATGAGTGGTATGACACACTACGGCAACTATGCATTTAGAGGTAATGTGGGAACACAATTTAAAGGAGCAAAATGAATTTAGAATTACAAGTACAAGACAATTTTTTACCCGAAGAGTTGTTTTTAAAATTAGCAAAGTATAGCACTAATTTAGATTATAGTAGTAAAAACATTGTCCAAGGATCAGGTGAGTATGAAGAACATGTTTTTTTGTCAAATAAAATATACAAAGATGACGATTTACTTAAAGATTTAGAAAAATCTATAATCAAACACTTTGAAGTAAAGATAAAAAATTTACATCTTGCAGCTTTTACTTGTGTAAATACAAAAAAGGCAACACCACACAACGATGCACAAAAGTTTCCTGGTGAAAAACATTTAATAATATATCTACATGGTGATCCAAAACTTAATTGTGGCACTGGGTTTTATAACGTGGTTGGTAAGTCAGCTTTTGATTTAAATACTGCTGTCGGTTTTTTTCCTAACAGGGCAGTCATCTTTGACGCTGAAACTTGTTGGCACTCTCCTTTATTGTATACCGCTGAAGGCAATGCTCCTCGATTTTCAATAATTATTTGGTTTGAACCAGAAAAAACATGACAAGTTTTAACATTCAAATTTTAGACGATTTTTTACCAGATGATATTTTTAAAAATGTTTTAGAATATGCTTCACAAATAGAATGGGGAGCTAAAGATTTATATTATGGATCGGAGGATAAACACGTTTGGTTTTCTAAAAACATACAAAATGAGAAACAATTCACTGAAATATTAATAAAAAAAATTAAAGAAAAAACAAATCTTAAAATTAAAAATTTTGAACTTTTAGCTTTTACTTTAGCACCTAAGACACAACCCTATCCTCACGTTGATCGTCATGAGGACATTGATAATCAAATGATATTATATGTAGACGGAGATGCTGAAATAAATAAAGGCACTGGATTTTATGTACCTGGCAAAGATGGTGTTGAATTAAACACTCACGTAGGATTTTATAAGAATAGGGCTGTTTTTTTTAAGTCAGGGACATGGCATTCTCCATTAGTATTTGCCTCAGATAATCCGAAACCAAGAATATCAATTATTGCACAGTTTTAACAAATAATTTATTGTCTCCACATGCAATTAATAGATTTAAAATTTAAGCCAGGCGTAGACAAACAAGATACTGCCTATTCTGCCGGTGATCAACGTAAATACGTAGATTCTGATTTTGTTAGATTTCATTATGGTAAGCCAGAAAGATGGGGTGGATGGACTAATTTACCTAACCCAAATGCCACTGTGGTTGGTGCAGTAAGAGATACGCACTCATGGATTGGCTTAGATGGCACGAGATATTTAGGTCTTGGCACAGATAGAAAATTATATATTTATTCTGCAGGTAAAATATACGATATAACACCAATTAGAAGGACTGCTAGTCTTTCAAACCCTTTTGCCACATCAAGTGGTTCTGCAACAGTAACAGTTACCGATAATGCACATCAAGCTGAGATTGGTGCTTTTGTAACTTTTGACAATGGTTCAGCTACGAATGTTGTTGACGGTATTGATTTTAACAACGAGTTTGAGGTATTAACCGTTCCCTCTTCTAACACATACACAATAAGTGCTGGTAGCACAAACGCATCAGGTACTACAGCTGCAGGTGGTGGTTCGACCACCGCAAGTTATCAAATAAATCCTGGCCCTACTTCATCTACTTATGGTTATGGTTGGGGCACTGAAACATGGAGTGCAAGCACTTGGGACACACCTAGATCATCATCAAATGTTGTAGTTGCTGCAAGAAATTGGTCATTAGATAATTTTGGAGAAGATTTAATTGCCACTGTTTTGGACGGAGGCACATTTATATGGGATACATCTGGTGGTACAGGGTCAAGAGCTACAGCATTATCAAATGCACCAACTGCATCTAGATTTAGTCTAGTTTCTACAGACACAAGACACTTATTAATATTTGGAACAGAAACCACTATTGGTGATGCAACCACACAAGATGATTTATTATTTAGATTTTCAGACAGAGAGGATGCAACAGACTATACTCCTGTGTCTACTAATGAAGCAGGATCTTTAAGAATTACTGACGGTTCAAGAATTGTCGGTGCTGTCAAATCTACAGGTCAAATATTAGTATGGACTGACACATCGCTACACGGCATACAATTTGTGGGTACACCTTTTACTTTTGGTCTTAGACAACTTGGTGCAAACGCTGGTTTGATTGCTCAACATGCAGCGATAGAAGTAAATGGCGTTGCTTATTGGATGTCCGATAATGCATTCTACCTTTTTGATGGTGTTGTAAAAAAAATGCCTTGTTCTGTGCAAGATTATGTTTTTGATGATTTAAGTTACACAAATAAAAATGACATAGCTGTTGGTTTGAATACAGCATTTAATGAAATAATTTGGTACTACCCTTCATCCAGCGCCACGCAAATAGATAGAGCTGTCGCTTATAATTATTTAGAAGGCACTTGGTACACAATAAATTTAGCAAGAACTACATGGTTAGGTGCGTACG